CACCCCGCTCATACCAAGTACGGCCCCATGGGGGAGCCGGTGCGGGTAGATGACCCCCGACTGGTTCCCCAGCAGGAACGTCATGCCGAGATGGCCGAGCAGCACCGGATGGCTGACAACCGAGCACGGAGTCGGGCCAAGGCCGCTCTGATCGGTCGAGGACGCAACCGAGAGCGCAAAGGAGGGGTCAAGTGATGACCGAGCCTGTTGACGTCAACAACGATGATGATGGCTCTGATCTTGATCCGGAGCCGGAGATGGGTAGCCGCTTCCAGCGCTATCGGCGTCAACGTGAGCGTCGGGGCCTGCCCGTGCCGACCTGGGGTGAGTGGCTACGAACCGGCTCGCCCCTCTACGAGGAAGACTGAAGGGAAGGGGAAGGAACCGTGAACTGTGCTGTCTGTGGCGGGCCGATCCATCGCCGCTGGACCCTGGGACCGCCCGAGCGCCAACCGTGGCTGCATCTACACGACGAGGACTGGATGGACGACCCTCATGTTGCTGTACCGGCTGAGCAGGTGCCGAATCATGAGCACTGACACTGACGCGGGTCGGTTTGCCGCCGAGTTGACAGAACACGACCACCACCACATCGAGAAGGGGCAGGAGTGAGTGAGCGAGCCTGATCGGTACGATCCTGACACCGTCTTCGACTACCTGGAAGGGGTAGCCGGGCAACTGGCTGCTGTCGCCCTCGACGCCCACCGGGACGGGCAGACGCAACTGGCCGAGGACATCGACACCTGTTCTGGTCACGTCACCACTGCCATGAATCGGGTACAAGCCGGTGAGGACCCGCGAGAAGTGATGCGCTGGCTCCAGGACATGACCGCCATGTTGAGCAGCCTCTACCCCCAGTTCGGATCGCAGTCATGATCCGCATCTTCCCCACCGAGTACACCGTCACCGGCTTGAACGAGGAGGACGTCAACCGTGCTGCCTGGGTGATCACGATCTCGTACCGGAGTCAGGGCCAGTGGGCCGTCACCAACTTCGGCTACTGCCTCAACAGTGCCGGGGAGTGGGACCACGAGCCCTCACCCAGCAATCGCACGGACGAGTGGAAGGCGCAGCATCGCTTCCCCCTCCTGGAGGCCCAGCGCCTCGCCGTCGAGGCCTACCCCAACCTCATCATCAGTGGCTACTGGGTCCGTGACGGCAAGGTGGTGAAGGCGGAGTGATCATCCAGCGCATCCTGGCGGCGCCATGAAGCTCGACATCGTGGTGACGCTGGATAGCGGCGGCACCGTGACCGTGCGGGGCGAGAATCTGAGCGCCGACGCGGTGAACGAGGTGTTCACCATCCTCGCCAGGTACACCGTCGAGTCGTCTCCGCATGCTGCTGATCGGCGTGACCCTCGTGGACCGCCTCGGGGCTGAAGACGGTGGCCTCGGCATGAGTGAGAGAGCATGAGGTTGTTCATGGTCCCGATCCTCATATACTGATCCCTGCCCTCGAACGGAGTAGTCCCCGTGGTAGCGCTGCTGCCCTCGGACCAAACGGCCCGGTGAAGCCGGATGGGCGCCAGGACCCCCACCAGCCGCCTTCCCTCCCTCCCGGAGGCAGAGGTTGGTGCGGGGTCCTGTCCTCGTGTTAGGGTCGGGTACAGGACTCCGCTCCCTGCCTTCCCCTCCGTCCGCCCGGAGACTGGTGACGGGAGCGGAGTCCTACTGGGTGTACGTTGTGCGCACTGGAACAAGTGCGCATAGATACGGAACCCTGAAAGGGGACGGCATGCCTCGTCGGCGTCTAGTGCGGACACCAACATCACCGAATCCACACCCGTATGACACCAATGACTACGTTGATCTCCCCCAGGGGATCAAGATCAGCTTCGATTACACGATCAAGAACCGTATCAATGCGGTCTGCGAAGACGTGCACCATTGCACCATCGCCAATGCCATGGCCTCGACGGCCAGTAGCACTGGCATCACGGAGCTTGGTCGTCGCGGTGTGTCCAAGTCCTACGTTTGTATGCGGTTGGACTCGAAGGTTCACCTTTGGGCCGACCCGGACACCTGGTACCGAGGGCAGTTGACCCCAAGTTCGGCTGATGTGGTAGCCGAACTTGACGACAAGAGCCAGTCACCCACTCAGGAGGCGGGCATGAAGAGAGGACTTAAGGCTCAGGCACTTAAGCTCCCTGACGGGCTGGACAGTGTGCTCGGCACGGTCACCATTGTCGCTCCCTATCGCAAGAAGGGGTACCGGGCAGGTGCTGAGGTGCGAGGGCGCACGGGCAGCGGGACCAAGGCCGGAGGCAGCATCAAGCGTCGGGCCTGGAAGCCGGAGTCCAAGACCCTATGACCAGGACAGAGCTTCCGTCGATGCTGAGTTCCGACCGTACCAAGTCGGGTGGCGGGATACGCATGAAGGCACCGGTGACGGCACGGGCCTACCCCACTGATCCGGAGCGGATGGTGACCTTCGCTCAGGCGGCGCGCAAGCAACTGATTGCCTGCTGGTCCCCTGGTGATCGTATGTCCAAGGGCGCGCTGGAGTTCGCTCTCGCCACCTGTGACTTCATGGAGGACTGTGGCCGTCAGGGGGTGGTGCTCTTGCTCCCGGCTGATAATGGAGTGGCGCCGAAACCTCGAATCATACGACGCCGCACTGTCACTGACAGTTGACAGTCGTGTGGCACCTACGCGTGTAATGGTCTATGACCATCACTCACGTTGACGTCACTTGGTACGGGTGTCCGATCTGTCACTTGATCTGGCCGGATGACCGGCTGTGTTGCGAACTGACTGACGAAGACCCGCCCGTTGATGAACTGGAATGGCTCACGTTCACGGGCGTCACGTTGACCGAGTGGTGTGACCTACCCGACGACAATCCCGGGGGGATGCATCCTGGTATCACCCGGTTCGCGTGCGACATGCTCGAAGAGGTGACCAAGGACCCGCATCACCTGCTCCATCGAGCGGCCTTTCTTGTCACGTTCGATGACTACGCCGATGTCGAACCTATGCACGTCTGCTACACATGCGCCCGCAACCTCTTCGGCGTAGAGGTGACTACCAGCGTAGACCACTAGTCTCGGAAGCTGTGCTCTTCCCCTACTTCGGCAGCAAGCGTAAGGCCGCCCCGATCGTGTGGGGGTACCTGGGCAACCCGGAGTGCTACCTGGAGCCGTTCGCTGGGTCCCTGGCCGTGTTACTCAACAGGCCCGACCCGCCGTTGTCGGAGGTGGTGTGCGACCTGGATGGCTACATCGCCAACTTCTGGCGGGCCATCCGGGACACCCCCGGCGAGGTCACGGCCCACCTGAACGGCCCGGTGGCCGAGGTGGACATGCAGGCCTACCAGCGCCTCCTGGTGGACCAGCGCGGGGTGATCACGCCCAAGCTGGAGTCCGATCCCACCTACTCGGACCCGCATCTGGCGGCCATCTGGTGGATGGGCATCTCGTCGTTCCTGGGGTCGGGCTGGGCCTGGCGCAACGCCCGGCAGCGGCCTCATATCGACCGTACCCTCAAGAGCGTGTACTCGGCGTCGATGACCGACGAGCGCATTGCCCAGGTGGCTGCCCGGCTGGCCACCGTGGTCATCCTGTCGGGGAACTGGGACAAGGCGTGGGCACGAGTGGCCACCAGCGCCATCCTGAGCCGCTTCTCGACCGTGGGCGTGTTCCTGGACCCTCCGTACGCCGGAAAGCGCTCCAAGGGCCTCTACGCCGAGGACATGCACCTCCATGACGAGGTGTTGTCGTGGTGCCGTCAGGTCCCCTTGCATGTTGCTGTCGTGTTGGCTGGGTACGACGGCGAGTACGACCTGCCCTGGAGACGGGTGCGGTGGAAGGCCCACAACGGCTATGCCGCTGAGGCCAACAACCGGCGCAGCCAGGAGATCCTGTATGTGAAGGAGGCGGGGGTGCGTTATCTCCGCCGACCACCGACCACATTGACACTGACGGTGTAGTGTCAGTGTCAATGGCTCCGAATCATATAGAAGCCCGGGTCGTGCAACGCATCACGGCTCGGGACTACGTGACCCTGGCCTACGGTCGTGTTGGTGGTCGGGCGGCCGGGCGGTTCCTGCGCAGCTTCGTGACCCCGGAGATCTCGGTGGAGTGTTCCGAGGACGGCACGCGCTGGCGGTGGGTGTACGTCAAACGTCGGGGCGGCTCGGTGAGCAGGGTGCACGTCTACTAGGTGAGTGTTAACCAGCCTGCACCCCGGCGTCGGCCATGACCTTGGGGCACCCTGTCTGGGCCAGAGTGAGCGCCACCGAGAGCAGGTAGGGGTTGGCACTAAGGGTTCGGACCATGGTCTGGATCTTGTTCGGCCCCTTGCATGCCTCCTGGACGACTTGTAAGAGTGCGGTTTGGTCGGTGGCCGACACCGGCCCGCCTGTGGGACTCAGGAACTGGCCGTCTGTGACCATCTCGGCCAGGACGTGTTGTACGGCGGCCTCGTTGTAGGTCGGTGCTGCTGACACTGACGCTTTGCCCCCACCACAGGCGGTTGCTAGTAGCGCGGAGGCCACAAGAGCACCAGTAAGACAAGTACTACGCAGCATATTTCTCCTGTCATGCAGGCCAGTGCTCAGTCATCCCAGCGTTCCACCGGCCAGGCGCCGTGGCGGTCCATCATGGTGGTGGCGTGGGCATAGTTCGGGTACCGCTTCTCAGGATCGGCCTCGTTCAGGTCGATCAACCGTCCGTTGCAGTCGCCGCAGCGCATGTCGGGGTACCAGATCATGTCCTGCAACCCGGGGAAGTCGGCCTTCACATCGGCCTTGAGAGCTTTTGCTGTGTCAACATAGACCAGCGTGAGGTACAGCGGTGAGTTCACCGCGCTGTAGGGACCAGGCAGGTGACGGGGGCCGTCCAGGTCGAGCCATTGTTGCTCTTCGATCTCGTACCAGGGGCCGTAGACGGGGCGGATGAAGTAGCGGATCATGCTTTCTTCGCTACCTTCGGGGGTTTGAGGATGGTCACTCGCCTACCGCCTCGGCTATGAGTTCACACAACTTACGAGCGGCCTCGACTGTCGGCACACTGTTGACCTTGATCAGGATCTCGACGCCCTCACCACCTTGGGAGGGCAAGGTGAGGCTGGCCGAGCGGGGTCGGATGCTGTAGCTCCACTGCTGATCGTCCACCAGGATCTCGGCGTAGCTCTCATCAACATGGAGGTACATGACCGTTTCTCTGGTCAGCCAGGGGAGGATCATGATTGCCGCACGTCGGTGCCGAGGAACACGTCAACTTCGGGCCAAGCGTTCTCGTCATCGAACATGATGAATAGGAACTCCTGGAGCTTGTCAGCGAAGTCGAGCGGATCACTGCCTTCGACCAGATTGACATCGACCACGATCTTGGTCATTGCATCCGGTCCAGGATGCCCTCGTACCACGGCTCGCCGGGCACGTAGCTGGCTCGTGTCTCCTCGGGCCGCACCCGGGAGATGGCCTTGGCTGCTTTCTGAAAGGCGGCGAAGCCGGGCTTCATCAACAACATGATGGCCTTCTGGAGCGTCGGGTCGTAGTCGCTCCACTGCTCCTCTTTGAGTTTAGTCAACAGGGCCTCGGTCTGTTCGATGAGGCTTATGATCTGCTTGGCTGTCGGTGTGTCCGCCATCAGTAGAGCCACTTTCCACTCTTGATCCGTCGCTTCTGGGCGATGCGCTCTTTCTGTGCCCAGGCCTCGAACCGAGACAGCCGGGGCCGGAACCGGCGCCGCAGGCGGGCCACCTCGGGCAGGTCGGCCATATCGATGTCGGCCCAGATGTCGAAGAACCCCAGGTCCCAGCAGGCCGACCGGGGCGGGCGCCAGTCATTGATGTCGGCCTGGTGGATGCGCAGGCTCACCTCGTGTTGAGCGGCTAGCTCCTGGTAGTGCTCGCCCACGGCGGCGATGACACGGCTGTCTCGTTCCACCACGTCGATCTCGGGGATCTCGTAGGTCATGATGACCCGGCGCAGGACCAGGCCCAGGCCCAGGCCCACGATGAGCATGGAGGGCATTTCGGAGTCGTAGGCCCACACTTCGGTCATGGCGTCATCGATGTAGTCGTGGTCACGCACTTCGGTGGGGGTGTCGGACATCCACAACACGCCGTCCACCAGGAGGCGCGTGTACATACCTGCCTCGACGGAGCGGTCACCCCGCTGGGGGTTGAGGGCAGCCCGTAACTTGCTCGTGTTGGCCTCTTCGTACGTCACCTCGAAGCGCTCGATGACCACGCCATCAGCGTCGTAGGGTGGCACGGTGACCTTCCACGATTCGTAGTCGCGGGTGTCAGCCGAGCGCATCTGGCGGAAACTGGCTAGTTGCCTGTCCGTCTCCCGAGCCATCTGGAGCAATCTCTTGCGCATTTCGGGGGAATCCACGTCAGGGGTACTCACCAGACCCACCCTCTCCAGTTCACGCACCGCTGGCACACCCGGTACTCCAGTTCCTCGCCCTCGGCGGGTCGGAAACGGCGTTGGGTGTCCAGGTCGTTCTGGGAGGTGTAGTGGCTGTTGCAGCGGGGGACCTGCTCGCCGTCCCGCTCGTGTCCGATGTGGATGACCTTGCGTGTCGATCCACTGGCCGTGTGGAGGATGAGGTAGGTGACCGCTTCGGCCTCAGCAGACATGGTTTCACATCCTAACATCATGGCTTGAGCACGCCGTACGCGTTGGCCGCACCGGCCAGGGCTGCGCCCACCGGTCCGAGGATGGTCACGACCTCTTTGCCCGGTGCTCGCATCTCGGCGCCGGTGCCGTTGTTGTAGATGGTGATCATGACGTCGGTGATGCGCCAGCAGTAGGTCCGGTACTGCCCGTTCACCCAGGCGCAGCCGTCGTGGAAGTAGAAGTTGCCCCGATCGACCTCGGTGGCGTGCATGGGCACGGGGATGGACCCGAACAGGCCCAGGCTGCCCCCGAAGGAGTCGAAGGCGCCTACATGGGCGTTGGCCGACTTGGCCTTGTGGATGACTACCTCGCACTGGAAGTCCTGCCAGTGCTCGGACCAGTACACCTGTCGGCGCTGGATCTCCGCCTCGTCTACATTGTTCATGAATACATTGTACGAGGCGGCTGTTGACTCAGCTATGGGCCAACAGGCTCATTGTGCACCCACACCCGGCTGTTCCGGACTTCCATGTTCTCGTCCATGTGGTCGGGGCAGCGGTACTTGTTGCGCCACATGTCCTCGCCCTCGTACACGGCGTGGTGGTAGGCGACGGCCAGGCGCATGCAGCCCACGGCCGAGCAGAGGTGAGAGTTGGTGGGCTGGACGGCGTACCAGCCGGTGCCGTCAGGGGTGGGGAGCAGAGCTACAAGGTTGATGCGCATGTCAGTGTCAATGATCCCAGCCGAGCAGCCGTGCTGCCTCGGTGTTGAACTCATCCTGGTAGGCCGCCTCCACTTCCACCACGTCCATCGTGTTGAGCACCTGGCACGCGGCGAGGGTGATGGTGTCCACCATGGCGTGGAAGGTGGCGTCGGTGTTGTACTTGCGCACCGCCTCTAGGCGGCTCACGCCCCTGCTCTCGGCGGCGATGGTGATCAACCGATCCTTGAAGCGCAGCCCGAACTCCTGTACGTCGATCATAGACATGCACTCTACCCGCTCATTCTTAGGATTCAGCAGCATGCTAACAGCATCTGGTAGCTCGTCAAGATAGTCCAGACACTCAGGACAGGTATGCTCCCCTCGCCAGATCGTTACGTAACTGGTAGCCCGTACTTCAGCCCGAGTTAACGGGAGCGCCACCCCGCAGGCCGTGACCACGGCAGTGTTGGACTGGTAGACGATCCGGTGAACGAAGTCCCTCAGCGCACGCCCGTACGGATCAGGGCCAGTTCCTCCAGGACCCGCAGGTACTCGGTCACGATCGGCATCATCTGGTCGCTCGTCCACACTGGTACGTCCCCCTGGCGGCGCTCCTGGAGCCATTCACACCGAGTCTTGATCTCCTCCAGTGTCATCGTCCTCGTCCTCGTCCTCGTCCTCTAGTGGTTCTGGCCCCAGCATCCGGCTCTGGCGCTGGACCAGTACCCACGTATCCAGCCAGTATTCCTTCTGCTCGTCAAGGTATTCGGCGTCAACTTCGGCGCTGTCCCAGTCCTTGTTGTTGAGGGCCACCAGGAACGTGAACTCGCCACCGATGTCCTGTCCGTCAGCCCGGCGTTGTGTATACAAGTACTCGGTGTTCAGGTCCATGTAGAGCATGTTGCTGTGTAGGTCAAGGTAGGCGGCGCAGCACGGCGAGAAGTGGCGGTAGCTCTCCACCAGGGAGTCCCCGCACCAGCACGGGAACTTCTTGTCTTGGTTCCACTTACTGCGGTTGAGGAGATGGTTGCGGTGGCGGGCGCGGTATCCGGTGGGGTTCCACGGGGGGTTGGAGTAGTCGGTGTGTTGTTGCATGGTTCTACGTGACCATCTCGGGCTTGTACCAGGACTGGCAACGCTTGCACACCGGATACTCGACCTCATGGTCCTCAGGGGCGCGCACCTGACGCTCCTTGATGTCATGATTGGCCGTGTAGTGGGCGTTGCAGATGGGCAGCCACCGGCCGTCGTGGTGGAGGCGGGCTACGTGACGGACTGCCCGCTTGACGGGTGCTCCGTAGATGATGAGGTACCTCACCTGCTCAAGATCCAGCCCGCTCATGACCTAAATCTACCTCGTTTCACCGGCGCCAGACTTTCACAACCTCTGGACTCACCTCCAACGGTTTGTCCTCGGGACCCTTCACGTGGGGTTGGACGAACACCGGGCGGCGCTGGGAGCGTTGTGGTCCGCAGGCCTGCTGGCGCCAATGCCCTCGTACCAGCCACCGCTTGGTCCAGTGCACCTCTCGTGTCTCCCCCGAGGGCACGTGTTTGGGCGGATTTATGTCCACCAGTCTGATCTTGGGGACTGACAGCTTGCGGCGCTTCAAGCGCTTGGCGGCGTGTCTGTCAGTGTCAATGATTCGGGTTCTTGCGATGTTGGTCTGTTGTGACAAGATGGCGAAGGCGGCGGCCCAGCGACGGTCCTCGATGATCGACGCCAACTGCACGTCGGTGTAGTTGGGCGGCGCGAATGTGCCCTCGGTGTCGAAGCCCATGGGCCAGTCCGAACGGCCTAGGGGCATCCAGCGCTCCCACTTGCGCCACGTCGAGATGGAGATCCCGTTGCCCCTGAACCGAAACTCCTCGCCGGGCTCCAGTCCATAGTCATCCGGGTTGAATCCATCCGGGGGAACCACAGCCGAAGGGTCCTTGGACATGACACCCTGAGGTGGGAGCACCACGGCGCCATCGACCCGTGTTGTGTCAGTCACGTCGAAGGTGCATGGTCCCCAGGCGAGGGCCGACACCCACACCTGCTGGTTGGACTGCTGGGCGTCCTGGCCCACCAGTGATTCTGCGAAGAACACCACGCCGTACTCGGAGGGCATCAGGTCGGCCGTGAGGGTGGTGGGGGGCAGGGCGGGAGCGGCGTGCTGGAGCAGGTGACACATCTCGGCACTCACCCAGTACAGGTCGGCGCCGTTCAATGTTTGGGCCGTCCACTGCATGGCCTGGGCCGAGTAGTCGGCATGCTCCATGTCCAGTCCCTGCAACTGGAGGGCCACCTCGATCATCTCGATGCGGGACTCGGGCACGAGGATCGGCCGTACCATGGGCGGTTTACCTGATGTAGAGGCCATCGACAGTTGGATGGGGAACGGGATGGCGGCGGTGTCGATGTAGCCGTCTGCTACGAAAGCTGGGCTGCTGACCCTACGTGACCCGTCAGCCTCCCGGTTCATGCTGATGGACACTGCGACCTCTTCGTCTCCTGGCATGTCCCGGTACTCGGGCTTCAGGACCGGGATGGGGAGGGTTGCCTTCGCTTCGCTCATGGACATGGTGCTCCGGAGCGTTTCGGAGATGCGCTCTTTGTCGTCCATACCGGACATTGTACAACGCCGCCTGTCAGGAGTTGAGGGCCGTTTGGCTCATTGTTTCGGCCTGTTCGTAGGTGGAGTGGAAGGTGACCACGGTCGCCCATCCGTTGGTTCGTTCCAGCTTCCAGGTGCCATCTGCCAGTTCACTGAACTTGGGCGGTGGAGGCCAGTCCAGGTCTTCGGTGGCGTCCTCGTACATGCGTGTGAACCAGCGGGGCCATGTCACTCGACTGGCCCGAACCCCAGACGTTGCATGGCGGCGTGGATGGCCTCACCCATCTTCTCGGGCTGGGTCGCGTCCACTTCCACGATGTCATCGGCCACTCGCACCAGGTGATCGGGGATCTTCTGGCCGGGATGGATGGCCATGATGAGGGGCTTGTCGTACATGATGGCGAAGCCCAACTCGACGGCGAACCTCACGTTGGGCACGTTGTCAGAAGGCACCATGGATATGACCACGGCCGAACCGAGGATCTTGGGCGATAGGGACTCCCGGACCCGCTTGATCCAGGCTCGGGCCTCAGGGTCCCGGTCCCAGTCGTCACTCTTTGCCATGGTTGATCTCCTTGTCGGTCAGTTCGTACAGGGCGGGTAGCTGGTGTGGCCTTCGTAATAGGTCCCTCATGCTGCACCCTCGTGTGTCTCCAGCCACTCGTCAACCGCTTTCTCGACCAGGAAGGTGCGGCTCACGCACCGTTCCCCGGCCTCCTGGTCCAGCCGTTCCACCAACTCCGGGTCAATCCGTAACGTTATGTAAACACGCCCGTCTCTACCGGGCTGTCGTCCAGCCACCTTGCTTCAGTCCTTCCTCCAAGCTGCCTTGGTGCTCGCTGTACCACGACCAGTTCCGGATCGAGCCGGAGCGGCGCTGCCACGTTTCCTCGTTGGCGTCGGGGTCGATGACCACTCCGGCCAACTCCACGAACCCTTCGCCGGTCCAGTTCAAGTCGCGTTCCCGTACCGGTGTGTACGGTCCGTCTTCCCACAACTCGATGCGGTCCCCCGGGGAGGGCACGAACGGTGCTGTGATCTCCTTCTGCCATCCCATGTAGTTATCGGCGCTGAGATAGCGAGCGTGGGTGCGGTACACGCTGATGTAGGCGGTGAAGTGGAACATCAGCGCTCCAGCAGCTTCATGAAGGTCTGTGTTGCGTCAACCCATTCCCGGTAGGCGGCCAGGGCAGCAACCGGGATCGACCCTCCCGGCGCGATCTCGGTCAGCACCGTCTCACAGACGGCATTGGCCGACAGGGGCGGCAGTGAGCCGTTCCTTCGAGTTTGGGTCGTGGCGCTTCTGGCTCTTCTGGTGCTAGACGACGTGATCCCATGCTTATGGAACCGGTGCAGGCCCAGGTGCTGGGGATGCTCGTAGCCGGGCTGCTCACAACCGGGCTGATCGCAGTGGTAGAGGCCGTCCTCCCTCGGAAGGAACTTTGCCTTGATGGGCGGCATCAGCGGGCCACCTTCAGTCGTGTGCTCCCGTTACGACGGGCTGAACGGGCCTCTTTGAGCCGCAACGACAGGAGGGCCAGCCGGAAGTCGTCCTTGCTGGGCCGCTCACCCCGGCTGTACTGGTAGCCGGACGGGTAGACGTAGTAGCGGTTCTCCAGGCGCCCCGTGGTGCCGATCACCTCGCGGCGCTCGGTGGTGCACCGGTCACATCTCAGGGTCAGAGGGTTCCCTCGGCTGACGGCGAAGTCAGCGAACCAGTCCGAGTCGGCCTCGAACCAGGCGTGGCCGTAGGTTCGGCATCTCGTGTAGTCGGGTAGCTCGTCCAGGTTGGGCACAGTGTTCCTCTCGTCTCACTCATCTTTACCCACTTCGTACCATGATACACCAAACGGAACCATAACAGGTACACTGGTGGTCATGGACTTCACCATCACCGTCAACGTCTCAGTCGAGCGCAACGAGGACGAGTTCCCCACCCGCACTGACTTGCTGGAGCAGATCGTCAGTGCCATCGACAGTGCCAACCCCACGATGCTGGAGGGTGGCGAGGTCACGATCTGGGATGTCGAAGAGGCGTGATCCACCTCGTCAAGCTCAACCAGAACGGCAAGATCACGGCCAAGTGTGGCGTCATCACTGACACTGCCGGGTCTTCCGTCTGGTGGAGCAAGGTCACTTGCCCCACGTGCACGCCCTACATCTGGGTCGATGATCTTCGCGGATTCGGCAAGATGATGGTGCATCGTGACGAAGTTAAGTCACCACCTCCGAGAACGAAGGTGATGCGGCGCCGGTCGAAGCCTTCCGCTTGACAAAGTATCCAAACCTTAACAAGGCTGCGATCCCATGACAAACACCACCCGGCGTCGGATCGCGCTCCTAGGCATGTTCGCCTTGGGCACGGCCCTGGTGCTGACCAACAAGGGACATTCTACGGGGGTGGCTACCGTAGATGCCGTTGACAACACAACTGCGCCGCCCGTTGGGCCTCCAACCACTGAACCAGCCGAACCCACGACTACCGAACCCACGACTACCGAACCCACGACCACTGAGCACCCGACGACAACTACGGAAGCACCGCCACCAACCGAAGCGCCGCCAACAACGGTCGGAACTCTTTCGCCTGTTGTCACAGCGGCTCTTGTTGCTCCTCCTACGACTGGTGCGCCTGCTCTGCATGCTCAGGATGACGCTGGTATCCAAGGTCCGGTCGGTGAAGGCGATCCGGCACCGGCCGCACGGGCCGAGACGGGCAAGTGTGTAAACACTGATCCGATTGCCTGTAACCCACCGACCACACCTGCGGGGTGGGACATCCCCTCGTGGGCGCGCTGTCCGCAGTGGTGGCCGACCGCTCAGGCCGTGGGCTGGAGCTACGGTGACATGCGGGTGCTCGACTACATCATGCACCGGGAGTCGGGCTGTGATCCTCATGCCTACGCCCGCCAGTCTTGCGGCCGGGGCAACCACGCCGTGGGGCTGACACAACTTTGTGGCTGGCTCTCAGCCTCTCAGGCCTACGATCCGGTCGTCAATCTGTCCAAGGCTCTGGAGCTACGACAGACGCAAGGGTGGTGCCCTTGGGTCCTGTCAGGCGATCCCGTGACTGGGCGGGCCTGCGGTTAGTAGTCTCCGGTAGTGCCGGACGACGAGACGACCTTCATCCCCCGGGTCCTGGGGGTCCATTTGGGTATCAACTTCTTCGATGAATCCCAGGACCCGGTGATCATCTTCAATGCCATGCTCCCCGCCGACATGGATGGGGAGCTTGCGCATGCCACCGAGTCGCCTGACGTGGTGGTTCTGCCCCTGGCTTTCACTCCCGGGGACCTCCAGGCGCTCATCCCCCAGATAGTCGAGAGTGTGATCCGGTCCCGTACCATCATGGAGATGCTGACCACGTGGCCCGAGCACCGCGAGGAGATCCTTCAGAACCTGGTGTTCCGCTGGACGGGTCAGTTGGAGAAAGAGGACGGCAATGGCGACGAGCCGTAAGCGGGGGCCTCGCTACGGAGCCACGGCTCGGTCTTCGGACATGGGGTCGGGTCCGGACCTTGACACAACATCGGCTCGTCGCCGCATCCACGAAGCGGTCATCACTTTCCCCGAGGATGTTGACGACTGGGAGGAGGAGTGGTTCAACTCCTCTCGTGTGTCTAGTGGTCGCTACAGCCCCGCTCGGCGCCAGTTGGTCCTGGAGTGGGCCAACGGCAAGCAGTCCTACATCTACGACGCCATCCCGCCCGCCGTGTGGACCGGCCTCCGCTCGGCCGGGTCGGCGGGCCAGTTCGTCAACCACACCCTCAATACGTTCCCCTACCGACCTTATGACGGGGGGTACTGATGCTCACCATGAAGGGCATCTTCGGTTTCTACGTGGGCTACGAGCCGTACTGTGACGAGCCGAACACGTTCTCGCGGGCCTGGTTCCGGGAGTTGGCCGAGCCGTGGCGTGTCGGCGGGGGCCTCCGCATCCGGTGGGGCCACAAGGCCATCCAGGTCGGCCGTTACCGCTACAACACCGAGGGCGACATGTCGGCGCTCAAGCAACTGGGCGGACGGGAGCTTCCGTCGTTCGACCCTGCGGAGATCGGGGGGTGGTGTGGGCAAGGTGTTCAGTCGTCGGAACAAGAGCCAGACCGGGCTTCCTGACCTGAGTGTCAGTGGCAATAGCCGACTGGCCAAGTTGCCTCTGGACGAGGTGGTTCAGTACGCCGAAGTCGAGATCATGATGGCGGGCTACAAGCTCTCCTACTGGCGGGAGAGTCGGACCACGGACCCATCTTCGATCGATCAGGCGGTCCAGCATGCCCAGTGGGCTACCGATGCTCTCCGAGAGATCCACCGCCGAGACACGAGACTGGCAGAGCCAGGCTTTGTGTCGTGGCCTGAACCCTGACCTGTTCCATCCCGGGCGGGGGGAGGATGTTGAGGCACCCAAGGCCATATGCAGACAGTGCCCTGTGCAGGTTGAGTGTCTGGAGCATGCTCTGCGCTACCACGAGAGGCGGGGCGTGTGGGGTGGTGCCAGCGAACGGGAGCGGCAACGCATCGCCAAGAGACGGCGGCAGGTATAACGTGCCCTCGGTGACTCTTCAACAGATCGCTGAACGTATAAATGGCCTGTTCAGACAGTATGGACTGGACCATGACGTGGTGACCGTGGCGGCTTATGTCCCGCCCTACGGCACTGTTCACATCGACCCGCTGCATCAGCATCGGCTTGACCCCCGGGAGAACGAGCCGGACCCCATGGAGTGGCGGACTCTGCCCGAGCCGATCGTCACGACCGTGTACGAGGAGATCATCATCATCGACGCTGACGACGCCGAGAAGATGGGCCTGCTCTTCGCCTCGCTCGATCACATCTTCGCGACCTTCTTCGACGTACACCCACCGACCGATCAGTTGCGCCTCTTCTGATCCTGGTCCTAGGTACTATTAGGGTGACGAAAGGAAGGATTGTGGCCCGTACCTCAACACCCACCATCGAACAGCGCGTCAACGCGCTCGAACAGCGGATGCACGTGGTGGAGTCCGAGCGCCCCGGTCGAAAGCCCCTCCCCATGCTGGCCATCCGCCAGCGGGATGTGTGTGCTGTCGATCCCGGTCGTGACTCCAGCACGTGCCCCAATGCGTCCATCTACCGGTACCAGTCCGGCTGCCATGGGGCGGCGTGCCGGATGAAGCAACACCTGGCCTACGAGCGGCGCAAGAACAGCAAGCTCCCTGAGGTCGAGGATGCGTTCCCACCCGACAAGAAGGCCCCGCCGTTCAAGAAGGGCGGCAAGCCTGCCCCGACCAAGAAGGGCAGCCCGGCCAAGCGCCAACCGGCCAAGAAGGCTGCGGCGATCCGTCCGCCCACCAAGCGGGCGGCCAAAGCGGTGGAACCCACTCCCATCAAGCGGGTGCGCAAGGCGCCAGTGAAGACCGCAGCACGACCAGCCAAGGTCGTGTCCAAGCGCCCGTCAGCGGCTTAGCCATGGACGAGATCGGTGGTACCGGGCCGCCGCCGATCCCTTCCGGTGCTGGGAGACGGTTCCTCACCATCGAGGAGCCGTTCCGCACGGTCGTACTGGATGCTGCCGTCTTCGACTGGCTGTGGCGCATTGCCGAGGCCAAGTATCGCCAGCATTCGAGCAACGGGGTTGTCCCCGAGCAGGTAGCGGTAGCCAAGCGGGCGGTGATCGCCTTCCGGGAGGCAGCCGGGACGCTGGGACTTCCCCCGGTGCCGAGCAGGCCCCGCAAGCGGCTTGTACGGACGCCGAAGGGGTAGTAAAGTAGGCGTCCTGGAAGTTTCCGGAAGGGGAAGCGGAAGGGTTCCGGTCGAAAGCCCGCCCACCTCGCAGAGGGCGGGCTTTCGCCGTTGTCTGCTAGGGTTCTGAATCTCAACAACTAGCTAGAAGGAGAACTCATGCGGAAGTTCTTACTGGGGGTAGCAACGGCGGTAGCTGTCGTGGCGGTGGCGGCGGTACCAGCAGGGGCAGCGCCTACCAACGCTAAGGGTGCCTTTACCGGCCAGGCTGACTGCGGTTCGGCGGGCACGTTCGGGTTCGTCGTGAACAACGCCAACGGGCAGGGTCAGGGCACGATGAACAATCCCAAGGGCCAGGCCATCTTCGCTCCGGCGCACCTGAGCAACGGCCAGGTGTTCCACCCCACGGCGTTCGACCTGACCTTCACCTTCACGGCGCCTGATGGGAGCACGATGTCGTTCCTCAACGATGCGGCGCGCAAGAACCAGGTCGGGGATGTGTCCTGTACCCTCAGCGGATCGCAGGCCAGCCCGCAGGGGACGTTCTCCATCAGTGGATCGGTGGTCGGTACTCTCACGTGATCTAGGTTCGTGGTGGGCAGGGGGAGCGGGTTACAGCGGGCCTCCTGCCCACCGAGTTCGTTCCCCCTGGGAGCCAGGTAATACTGACTAGCCTCGCGTGCGTGGCAGACCTTCGTCTGTAACACGAAGTCTCCAGTGTCAGAGCAGGAGTGCCTGGGGGGAACGGCCGGGATGTGGCGCAGTTGGTAGCGCGCCTGGCTGGGGGCCAGGAGGTCGGGAGTTCAAGTCTCCCCATCCCGACGATGAGCGCATCGGACGAAGATGTCCTGTACTGCCATCGCTGCCAAGCAGAGATTGTTGACGATGACTGGTATTTCTTCCACGGAGTGTTCTGGTGCTACGAGTGTCGAGAACACATCGCGAGACAGGTGTTGGGGCTATAGCTCAGTTGGAAGAGCACCGCCATGGCATGGCGGGGGTCCGGGGTTCGAGTCCCCGTAGCTCCACTTGTGACATCATGGGGTGAGTGACTGCGTTCTATGAGCCGCTGCCCGACGAACTACAGGCCGTCGAGGAGCCGGAGTACGACGAGGATGAGCTTGCCCCCTTAGAGGAGGACGAGCCGGGCGATCAGATCGTCCTTGATGAGTCAACGGCTGAGTTCATCGACGGCCTGATCAAGCGTTGCATCATGTTCATCGAGGAGTTCAACGAGGTCACCTTCTACCCCTACCAGCGGGAAGTCAGCTACCGCATCTGTGAGTCGATCATCATCCATGATGCCGAGGAGTTGACCGGCCTCATCTCCCGCCAGGCTGGGAAGACCGAGACGCTGGCCAACACCTTCGCCGGACTCATGGTGCTGCTGCCCAAGCTGGCGTTGAGCTTCGATCTACTGGCCCGGTTCAAGAAGGGCATCTGGATCGGATGCTTCGCCCCCACCGAGGACCAGTCCGAGACGCTGCATGGTCGAATCGTGGATCGCCTCACCTCCGACCACGCCACCGAATTCCTGATGGACCCCGAACTCGATGATGAAGTACGGGGCAAGGGCAAGGTGGTCCGCCTGAAGAACGGCTCGCTGGCCCGGCGTCAGACCTGTAACCCCAAAGCCAAGATCGAGGGGAAGACCTATCACGTCATCGTTATAGACGAAGCTCAGGACGCCGACGCCGACGTCGTGCGCAAGAGCGTGCACCCCATGATGGCGGCCACGGCGGGCACCATGGTCAAGATCGGCACGCCCTCTCGTGTGAAGGGTGACTTCTACCGGGCCATCCAGCAGAACAAGCGCCGCTACACCAGCCGCTCCCGTCGTCGCCAGAATCATTTCGAGTACGACTACAAGATTGTGTCGCGGTACAACCGTGACTACGCCCGCTACATCCAGCGGGAGAAGGCTCGGCTGGGCGAGGACTCCGATGAGTTTCTCATGTCATATGCAATCAAATGGTTGCTCGATCGGGGCCAGTTCGTCACCGATGAGGTGATGGACGCTCTTTACGACACGTCGATGCCCCTGGTGCGCTCGTGGTTCAAGACGCCCTGTGTCGTCGGCATCGACCCGGCCCGACTACGTGACTCAACAGTGGTCACCGTGTGCTGGGTCGATTGGGAGTACCCGGACCCGTTCGGCTTCCGGGAGCACCGCATCCTGAACTGGCTGGAGCTTCACAACCAGCCGTGGGAAGAGCAGTATTTCCGCATCTGTGAGTTCCTGGACAACTACCGGCTGGCCTACGTGGGCGTCGATGCCCAAGCCATGGGCAGCGCCGTGGCCGAGCGGTTGGGGCATCTGCTGGGGTCCCGGTGCGAGGTGATCCCCATGTCCAGCGACCTGAAGACTCAGGGTGCCCGGTGGAAGAACCTCCAGACCCTGATCGACCGCCGCCTCATGGTGTACCCGGGGCACTCCAAGGCCCGCCGCACGAGGGTCTACCAGCGGTTCAGACAACAGATGTCAGACGCCATCAAGGTGTTCCGAGCAGGGCAAATGCTGGTTGAGGCGCCCCTGGAGCAGGAAGCCCACGATGACTACGTTGACTCGCTCGCCCTCGCCTGCGCGGCGTCGATGATCGACGTCTCTGACACCGTTGAGGTGGCCGAAAGCCCCTTCTTCGCTGCAAGGTGAGACAACAGGCGTATGATCCCGCCAGCAGCCGACCTCCGGAGGTCTTCATGTCGATAGCACCCGTTCCGCCCCTCAACCCGGAGAAGTACCGGGGTATGCAGTACGAGCACGACATGGCCCAGAACAACCGGCGTCGTGGCCCGCTGCGTTTCGAGGAGGGTATTGCCACTGACACTGACGTGCCCAACGACTTCCGGGTGGGCGCCTACGGCGACACCAGCCACGAGCGTCCCGTGACGACGCGCAAGGGTCCCGGCGAGACGATGCGGGAGCGTGCCCACATGGGTTCGTCCACCTGGATCGAGGCGCCGAGCATGCTGGGCGAGTTCGTCCATGGCAGCCAGGCCTTCGGCCAGGGCTATGGCTTCGAGCGGGAGAGTGAGGGCCGCAAGGCCCGCCCCAACCGGGCTGTCGTCAACGACTGAGCTATGACCTGGCCTCCGGAACGTCTGCGCACGGTAGCGGCCCGTCCGGGCACGCCTCTGCCGTCTACCCAGACGGTCC